CTCTGTGTTCTCATGCTATAATTGCTAACAGTAGTATGAGCTGGTGGGGTGCATGGTTACAAACCAATCCAGACAAGATAGTGATTGCACCAAAAATGTGGTTCGGTCCTGATTATAAGGACAAAGATACCAAAGACCTTTATTGCCCTGAGTGGATACTATTATGAATAGAATAGACAGTTATGAAGACCTAACAGATAATATTGTTAGATGGTTAAGTGATTATTATTGGATGTACAGTCTCAAATGTTTTGTGGTTGGTGTATCAGGTGGAATAGATTCTTCCGTAGTTTCTACACTGTGTGCAAAGACAGGTTTACCAACATATGTAGTGCGTATGCCTCTTGAATCTACGCATCAGAATAGTAAACTATCTGATATTCATGCTAAAGCTTTAGCAGAGAAATATGATAATGTGACTAATGTTCAGGTAGAACTGTCAAGTGCGTATTATCATTTCTGTCATTCTATTGAGTGGTGGTCTGATGCACAACATTTTGATAAGAAAGAATTTACAGGTAATGAACTTGCAAATGCAAATACAAAGTCTCGTATGAGAATGCTCACCTTATATCAGATTGCTGGTTCTAAAGGTGGTATAGTAGTTGGTACAGGTAACAAGGTAGAAGATTATGGAATTGGTTTTTTCACTAAGTATGGTGACGGTGGCGTTGACATTGCTCCTATTGCTGATCTATATAAAACGGAAGTTTGGGAACTCGGAAAGTACCTTGAAGTAGATGAAAGAATATGTGATGCAATTCCTACTGATGGTCTATGGGATGATGGAAGGACTGATGAAGATCAGATTGGTGCATCCTATGAACAGTTGGAAGAAGCAATGGAATATAGAAGAGGCCCTGCACTTGATATACTTGATGAGTATAATAGAAAGAACTCACACAAAATGAATCCTATCCCTACATTTAAGTTATGAAAATCGGATTGATTGGAGCAGGAAGACTTGGTATCTGTCTTGCTCTTTTAATAAATGAAGCAGGGTATGAAGTCCTTGCATCGGATGTTCGAGAGGATTATGTTAATGATCTTCAGAATAAGAAGTGTGGTACTACGGAACCAGATGTACAGGAGTTCCTTGAGAGATCTAGGAATCTAGAGTTTACGACAGATAATAGAAGAGTAATTAGAGAGTGTGATCTTATATTCACATTGGTTGCTACTCCTTCATTGGATGATGGTTCTTATGATATATCTGCGGTGTGGAAAGTAGTTGAAGATGTTAAAGAAGAGATGAGTATGGTTGCCAACTATCCAAAGAGTTTTGTAGTTGGTTGTACTACTAATCCTGGTGACTGTGATCTCTTTAAAGAAGCATTACCTCCTAGTGTAGATGTATATTATAACCCTGAGTTTATTGCACAGGGTTCTATCATAAAAGATTTACGTTATGCAGATATGGTATTGATTGGTGGTAATGGACATCATGCAGGACTATTAGAAGAGATATATGAGAAGATTCAGGATGGTTTCAAAGAACCTTCTATTCATTTTATGAGTACAAGGGCTGCTGAACTGACAAAGATTGCAGTTAATTGTTTCCTTACTACTAAGATCAGTTATGCTAATCAGGTAGGTCAGGTAATGATTAAGGATGGTATGGATGATGAAGTTGATAAGGTATTAAATGCAATTGGTTCTGATGATAGAATAGGTACTAAGTATCTTGGTTTTGGATTTGGTTTTGGTGGGCCTTGTTTTCCTAGAGACAATCGTGCCTTTGCTGCATACTCACAGCAGGTGGGTGTGCAAAATAGTATAGGTGAGGTAACAGACAATTTTAATGATGAACACACTGAGTTTCTAAGAGATTATTATCTTAATAAGAACAAAGAAGAACATCCTTTTTGTTTTAAGTACTTGACATATAAACCAGGAATAGATATCTTTACAGAGAGTCGTCCTCACGACCTTGCAGTAGCACTTCTAGATGAAGGATATAAAGTTCTTTGTATGGATGAGACTTGTAAGGATCAATGGGATAAGAGAATTGAGTTTACTGCTGCTCCTATAGAACCTGTTTGTTGGATTGATCTATGACAATTGATTATGATGAAAAGAATAAGTCAGTCCATAAACTAAAAGGTTTTGGGCCTCTTTATTGTATTAATCTTGATGGACAACCAGAAAGATGGGAATATATGGAGACTCAATTTAAGTATTGGGAATTAGATTATACTCGTATCTCTGCATATGATGGTAGAGAAGATGATCTTAGTGATATTATCTTAGGAAAGTATCCTGAGTCTATGACTTCTGGTGAGATTGGTTGTGTAACCTCTCATCTGAAGGCAATGAAATATTTCTTGGAACATAGTGATGCTCCCTATGCAGTAATGATGGAGGATGATTGTAGTTTAGATCTAGTTCAGACATGGAATTTTGCATGGAAAGATTTCATGGCACATGTTCCTTTTGATTGGGATGTAGTACAGATTGCTATCATATGTACAGGTGATATACATGTTAGATTACATAAGAGATTTGTAAATGATTTCTCTACTGCATGTTATATTATTACACGTAGACATGCTGAGAGATTAGTTGAGTATCATTGTAGAGGAGATAAGTATAAGTTAGATCAAGGAGTTAAGCCACGTCCTGTTGCAGATGATTTAATCTATAATTGCGGTAATACTTTTGCTATTCCTATGCTGGTTTATAAGACAGAACTAGGTTCTTCTATTCATCCAGTACATGTAGATGCTTTTCATAAACAAAACTTTGAAGCAATAACAAACTATTGGGAACAGAACGGTGCGAACATTGATATTAAAGATTTTATGGATTATGATGCATATCTAGGACGGATAACCGAAAATTCACAGGCACAGAAGTGACAACCACTTATCTGTCTGTCACATATTGACATTAAACTAAACATCTGTTAATATAAATAATAACAACTGGCACACTCTACTATGTGACAGTTGAAAGTCAAAGGACTCGAAAGATCGTAACCCTTTGCGAATGTAAACAGTATCCCATGTCGGGGATGCTATCATCCGCAGGGGTTTTTTAATACCCTATGCGAGATACTAATAAAAAAACATGTCTATTAAATCAACAATCGCTGCAGTAGCAGCATCTCCATTCCTTCTCGCTGGTGCAGCTTTTGCTGGTCCTTACGTGAATGTAGAGAGCAATATCTCTTATCCTGATGGAGACTACTCTGGAGCAACAACTGATCTAGCTATCGGTTACGAAGGACAAGCTTCTGAGAAAGTAGGTTACTACGTACAAGGTGGCCCTTCATTCGTTGCTGTTGACGGAACTGATGGTTCTGAAGGTGAGTTCTCTGGTAAGGCTGGTATCAGCGTTGCTGCTACAGATTCTCTAGGAATCTACGGTGAACTTAATGGAATCACAGACGAAGATTCTTCAGGCGATGACATCGTAAACTGGGGTGCTAAAATTGGTGCTAAGTTCGTATTCTAATTACTGATTAGTTTACACAAAGAGACCCTCTACATAGTAGAGGGTCTTTTTTATTGTTATGAAAAAAGCAGGAGAATTAATAGGACATCCCTTATGGATGTTACCAATGATGTTATTATTGTTTCTTGTTTTTATAGAAACTCTTCATACTATGGCCCATCTACATCAAGAGATGGATGTTCATGGAATTTGTAGACAGAACAAAGAATATATTGAAAGTAAGGAGAATGATTATTAATATAAGTTAACATTATAGGGGTCATAAGACCCATTTAATTCTGTTCGGACATCCGAATGTAAAGAAACTTTACAAGATTTAATCTTTCCTATATAATTATGTTACGTTTCTTTACAAACGCATGACAAGTTCAACATCCAATATGGATCGTTACACAACTACTGAGTATGGCAAGCAGAATATGTTTGCTCATGAACCTCAAGTAGAAGTGCTTGACGTTAACTATTGGGAGAATGCAGAACAAACTAATGGTCGCCTTGCGATGATCGGTTTCTTCGCACTCGTACATAACTACATCCTATTCGGAGCAGTTATACCAGGTATCTTCTAGATGCCAAGGTCTTTTACACCACTAGCATTTGCTAGTTACTTTTTAACCCTCAATCCAACAAAAGGAGAAAAACAATGACACCAGAAGCAGAAAAGTTTAATGGCTGGATGGCCATGATTGGTTTTGTAGCAGCAACAGGTGCTTACATCA